CAGGACCGTGCTTCCCGTGGTGTGTGGTCTCCATCAGAGGAAGATATGAAGAGCTTCAATGAAGATTACACCATGATCTTTGTTCAAGAAGTGCAGTATGATCCTAAGCGTGTGAAGGTCCATTGCGAACAGTTCAGCAAGGGCTATGCGAAGATCAGGAACGACAAGATCGCGCTCGGGAAAATGCAAGAATTCTTGACTGTTTGGGCGGGGAAAACCCAAAACATGGAGCAGAACTTCCAAACCTACGAGTGGCTGCTCGCCCGCAGCAACAAGTACCTGAAGGCTGATGATCGGAACTTCGCCGACGCGCTGTAATCTCTGACAGGCTACGGCCGGAGTGGGTGAAAGCCCCACACTAAAGCCAAACTACTGCTAACGCGGTGCTTTGGCTTTAGTCGTTTCTACACCCTACTTCTGGAGTTATTTGTGAGTTCTGTTCAGCAGATTTATAACAGGATTTTTGCAGGTGACACAGTGAAAGTGCGTGCGGCAACGAAAGCGCAGTATGAAACTCTGCGCACCAGTCTCTGCAAGACCAACTCTATCCCCGTGGCTCTGGAGATGACAACTCTTTCTGTCTGTGGAATCTTCGATGCAGCTAGCGGGATTGCAACTTTCAAACTAGCGGAGCCTGCAAGGAAAGCAGCGGCTGATCGCTGGCAAATTGTTGAGGACGATGATGACCAGCAGCCATAGGCAGTATGAAGGTATCTGGAAAAGAATAGCAACCCGCAGCGATACTACGCCGGTGAAGCTAACTTGCCATCCCAACAACGTGCAGCGGATCATCATAGCTGTGCGCAAAGAGAAAGCCATTGCTAACAACATCAGGAAGAACTTAGCGATGCCGCGCTACGGGAAACTCAACAGTTCAGTAGAACTTGCTAACGGCAAGGCTACCATCAGTTTCGTTCTACAGTTCAACGGAGATATGCTGTGAAGCCAATCATCAAGATCGACGGAAAATCAGAAGCTGAAAGCAAGCTGCACAAGGATACAACGCAGGTAGACAAGACTTTGCGTGAGTCTGACGAGCAGTTCCTGCAACGGCAACAGGAGTTGGAAGCAACGGCGCCGAAAGATGGCGACGCAGGTAGCGATGCTGCACTGCCGGCGAATCAGCAGCACAATTATTCAGAAGATCCACTGAAGAAGAAGAAGAACTTCGACGAGAAAGTCTACCTGTTTCCTGAAGAGTTCAATGCTCTCCGCAGGGAGCTGGAAGAGAACTGGCTGACATTCTTTGTCACTGTCAATCCTGAGCTGCGAGTATCACCCGCGTGGGCTATGGTGCATGATGCTCCTAAGTTCCTCGGCCTGATGAATGGCGCGCTGGACATGGACATGCAGCTTGACACTGGCAATGTTGCTGGTGTTTGCTTGAAGTATCTGAACAAGCTGCGCTCCATGCGCGGCGTCAGTTCTGTGCACTAGAGCGAGATAACTCGCCACGGTTTCTACACTACGATCAACCAAGGACGATCATGACTACCACTACTCCTAGCCAACTACTCACTCCTGAGTTGCAGTTGGCACAGCACACTGTTCTGGAAAAATTAGAAAAAATTGAGGCTGGGCTCAAGACCCACGACCCCATGATTGAGCATCATTGCAAGACCATCAGAGCAGTGATGCTGGACTTTGAAGAGCTGGTTCACATCTTGCCTGATGAAAGAATCAGGGTGCTGATGGTTGGCATGAAGCATTGGACTAACATCCAGCTTGTCAAGGAGGTCAGCAAGACTCGTGGTAAGGGTAAAGTTACTGCTGACGACCTGTAACAGGGGAACAGCATGACTAAAGCCAAGGCTAAGCCAAGAAATTGGCACAAACTCCGCATCAACAGTTTCGTCTGGCTGTTTTGCTGGCATTGCAGGACGGGTGATAGAGAGAACACCAGCTTTCCACTGTCCCCGTTTGACGGTACAGGCTGGGATTGGGCTCCTATCAGTGAAGCCCCGAGGAAGGAGTGGCTGGTGTTTCTGGATTACGCCCAGCGCACTTGCGTATCTTCCCTTCACTTCAGCGATGCCATGCGCAAGCTGCTAAGTCTGCACCCTTGCAAGACCGACGCAGATTGGAACTACGCCAGTGCTTTGATGCAAGCCTATTACGGAGATAACCACCATGAACAGCGACGATTTGGACCAAGCTCTCTCTTTGCTAGAGACGGAGACAGTGCAAACCAGTACCTCACTCACGCACGGAGCTACATCCAAGAAGGAGTACAAAGCCCTTCTGAAGAACAGCAATGTCACGAGCTTCTCTCAACTGGAAGTGCTTCGCCGTTGTCCGCGGAAGTTCCAGAAGATGAAGGAGCAGGCGGCGTTCAGTCAGAGCTATTTGGAGCAGACTCAGAACATTGACTTTGCTTACGGCCATGCTGTAGGCGCCGGTGTTCAGAACTTCCTCATTACCAAGAGCTTGGACAAGGCGTGGCTCAATGCCATGCTTGCTTGGAGTGCAGAGTGGGATGCAACTATTCCCAAGAGCAGGAAGAATCTGTGGGGTGCTTTGCTGGCTGTGGAGAAGTTTGTCCATGTCTACGCTGATCAGCTCAGTGAGTGGGAACTTCTTATCCTGCCTAACGGCAAGCCTGCGATAGAAGTGTCACTGTCCCTGCACTGCGGAGACTTCAAGCACTATCTGCATCTTGACATTGCCATGAGGCACGCTGTCACAGGCAAGATCAGCATCTGGGACGTTAAGACTAGCGGATTCCAAGATGCAGAGGAAGCCCTCTACGCTAACAGTGACCAAGCATTGTCGTATGCTATCGCGCTGGAAGCTGCGCTTGGCACTGCTGTGTTTGAATACGAGGTGTACTACCTTGTCTACTCCAGCACACAGCGGACCTGGACACTGCTGCCATTCTCCAAGAATGCCCTGGACAGTGCCGAGTTTGTCAAAGACTTGGTTATCACCCAGGATCTGATTCGCAACTACGATGAGATGCGTTTCTTTCCTAAGAGAGGACAAGCCTGCTATGATTTCTTTCGTCGTTGCCAGTTTTATGGTGAGTGCAATATTACTTCTGATGAGAGACTGCCGACTTTGGCTGCGGAAGATGAAGCAGAGGAAGTTGATTACGTCGTTTCGCTGGAGTCAGTGATTGATAGTCTGCGGGCTAAACGGGAGAAGCGTAATGAAAGCAAGTGAATACCAAGCCGGCGCGGGTCGGCACATCATCGTCTACGGTGGTCCCAAGACTGGCAAGACTGTGCTAGTGGGAACGCTGCTGCAGAAGTTCAAGCTGCACTGGTTCAACTTGGACAATGGCGTGAAGTCGTTGTTCAACACCAACCTGGAAAGCAGCAAGTATCTTGACAACCTGGAAATCTACACGCTGCCGGACAGCCAGCGGTTTCCAGTTGCTGTGCAGACAATGCTGAAAGTCATGCGCGGCGGCCCTCTTCAGATCTGCCACAAGCATGGCATCGCTGGCTGCACTGTTCCGGCTTGTAAGTTGGCTGGCGCTTACAGCACCTTTGACAAGGACCAGCTTGATCCAAGCAAGGACATCATTGTCATTGACCACTACACGCAGCTAATGGACAGTGTAAACAACTGGATCCACAAGGATGCGTTGAAAGATGACAAGTGGGATGACTTGAAGTCTGACTTTGCTGCTTGGGCTAAGCATGGAGCTATGTCAGATCGCTTCGGTAGCACCATCCAAGCTGACACGTCAGTCAACTGGGTTGTCCTTTCACATGAGGTGTTGACAGACATGGAAGATGGCAGCAAGAAGATTGCGCCAGTTGGGGGAACCAGGAACAAGAGCTCTGACTTCGCCCGCTACTTTGACGATGCCGTCTACACGGAGATCATTGCAGGCGAGTACAAAGCGCAAGTCTCAGCAGGTGACAAGTCTCGCGTGGTTATCGGTACACGCACTGGCAAAACCCTGAAGCCAGCAAAGAAGGGTGAACAAGTCAGCCTGTTGGAGCTGTTTGAATGACAACCATCTGCACGGGCAGTATTTCCATTGAGCTGGGGGTGGAAAATTCAGGCAGAGTTTCCCACTATTTTGGAGTTTGGCATAAGCCGGAAGATGCAGTAGACCAACTGCTCAAGGCTGCCAAGTTCTTGCAGAATCTGGCGGGTTCGCTAGACGGTAACACCAGTTCCGTTAATACTGGTGATGCAAGCAGTGCTAATGCACAGCAACCGGAGTAAGACCATGACTGACAAGAACCAAGACATCGACATGGGCCTGGGCCTTCTGGACCAAGACCTGGACAGCATCGAAGATCTGCCAGGCTTTGAAGTGCCGCCCACTGGCGAGTACCTGCTGAAGATGACCACTGCCATCAAGAAGATCAACGACAAGATCTTCGTGGAAACCAGCTACGAGGTGCTGGAGTGCGTCAAGCAGGACAAGGAAGAAGACATTCCTGCCAAGCTCGGCAACAAGTTCAGCTCGCTGTTCACTATCAAGGGTGACGGCAAAGATGCTGAGAAAGATGCTGAGATGGTCCGGCTTGGCAAGGGCAAGCTGAAGGAACTGCTGGTGGATATCGCTGAGGCTACTGGCCAAGGCAATCTGCTGGTGCTGGTGCGTGACATTGTTGCAGACTGCACTGTCAACGCCACCGTGAAGCGCCGTCAAGACAAGGAGGACAAGGAGAAGTTTTACGGCAATGTGAAGAATCTCCGCCTCGCGTAACACCGTCCTTGGTGTAGTTTAGAGCTAGCTATTGGCTCGACGGGGAGTTACGGCTCCCTGTTTTTTCGTGTGTCACGGGCTGGTGCACGATAAAACAAAATACTTCAACCAACCAAGGATAAGATCATGACTATGATTGTGCGCAGCAGCGTGGATGCCGACCAGATTCCAATCTTGGCTATTCGCATCGTGGGTGTTGAAAGCATTGCCCGGTTTCAGACGGCAATCCGGCGTGCTTTGAATACCTGGGACACAGCACCGGCTGAGATTAAAGAGTTTGGCGACCTGCTTGAGTTCGGCCACTTGCTGCAAGACTACCAAGCCCAGGCTGGCAACAAGGAATGAAACTCCTTCTTGTCTGCCCGCCAGCAGACCAGGAATTTCTGGACAGGTTCCAGCGGTTGCCTGCTCTTGTCGGCCATAAAGTAGTCAAGACTTCCCAGGTGTTTCTTAATCCTGTGACGCTTGACGTCATCTGTGACAAGCACCAGGTAGATGCTGTTGTGTGTACTCAGCAGGTTTGCTTGGAAGCGATACTGAAGGACACGCCTGACTACATACCGCCGAGTGGCAAGAAGCAGATAACTCTGGTTGACTACGCTGGCAGCTTGTTGAACCTGCGCAGCGGCCGAGAGGTTGTTATCTGTAACCCGCTAGAGCGGTTGCAAACTGTTCCCTATGAGAAGTACGTCCTCAACAGGTACATCAGCAAGCTGACGCAGAAAGTCAAGTGGTTTCCACAGACTGCTTTCAAGTGGAAAGCTGTGACTTACGACATGGTTGACGAAGTGCTGGCACGCATCCACGCTGCTAAGGTCGTAGCCATTGACATTGAAAATCCACATCCGCAGAATGCATTGCGCACCATCACCTGCGTGAGCTACACCTGCTACTTCAAAGAGACTCACACCACCGAGAGTTACGTCGTACCGTTCGACGAGCTGTGGTGCTGGGAGTTTGTCAAAGCTGCCAACGATACACCTACTAGCAAGGTATTTCAAAATGGGCTCCACGACAATACTTATTTCATGCGTTGGGGCGCTCCAGTGCGTGGTTGGCTGTGGGATACTTTTCACCTCTTCCACTGTTGGCAGTCCGAGCTACCAAAGACTCTGGCGTTTGTCACGGCCTTTTCAGTCAGAAAAATTAGGTATTGGAAAGATGATGGCAAGACTGGCAATTTTGCTGATCTGCTCCGGTACTGTGCTCTTGATGGTTGGGCCACTGTTAATGCTCTTCTCTCGCTCCTTGCCGAGTTGCCCGAGTATGCCGTTGCTAATTACCGAGACCATGAATTTCCCCTGGTTTTTCCTTGCCTGACTGCTGGCTTGGAAGGCTTGGATGCAGACGTTGAGCGGTTCCACGAGATCAAGGCGCAGAAGGAGCAGGAAGTAGATAACCTTCTTGCCCGTATTAACTATCTGCTTGGCGAGACTAACTACAACCCAGGAAGTTGGCAACAAAATGCAAAAGTTTTTGAACTTCTTGGCTGCGGCCAACTCGGCGGTACAGGC